GGTGGAGGTGGTGGTGCTGGTGCAGTCGGTGCAGATGGCACTGGTTCATCAGGAGGTAATGGTGGTGTAGGTGTTGCATCTACTATTACAGGTTCATCTGTTTATCGTGCTGGCGGTGGTGGTGGTAATGGTTATTCAGTTGCAATAGGCACTGGTGGTAATGGCGGTGGCGGTGATGGTGGTAATAATGCAGATAACTCACAATCAGAAAACGGCACAGTAAATACTGGCGGTGGTGCAGGTGGTGGTAACAGCACTTATCAAAGATCAGGCGGTTCTGGTATAGTAATATTGCGTATGCCTACTGCATCTTACACAGGAACTACGACTGGTAGTCCAACTGTAACCACAGACGGAACAGATACAATATTACAATTTACCTCTAGTGGTAGTTATACATCATAAGGATAATAGATGGCATCAATTAAATTAAAAGGTTCTACATCTGGTGATATAACAATATCCCCACCAGCTGTTGCAGGAACTAATACAATTACATTACCAGCATCTAGTGGTTCATTATATCTACAAGGTGATACATTTACTTTAGAAGCAGGTAATACTGCATCAAGACCATCTAGTCCATCTAATGGCACAATGTATTACAACACAGATGAAGGAAAAATAGAAGTATATAATACAACTGGTGGTTGGAAATTTGCTGACGAATCAGGTCTATCTTACCAAATGGATTTTATGGTTGTAGCAGGTGGTGCATCTGGTGGTTATCGTTATGGTGGTGGTGGAGCAGGTGGTTTAAGAACATCATACGGAAGCACATCAGGTGGAGGTGCAAGTGCAGAATCTGCAATATCAGCATCACCATCAACAGTCTATACAATAACAGTCGGTGCAGGCGGTTCTAACGCATCAGCAGGTTCATTAACATATGGAGATAATGGTGGAACATCCTCTATAGCTGCATCAGGAATGACAACTATAAGTGCAGTAGGTGGTGGTGCAGGTGGTTCAGATTATAATGGTGCACAAGATGGTGTAGATGGTGGTTGTGGCGGAGGAGGTTCAGGCGGTGGCGGACCCAGTCCAACATCAGGTGGTTCAGGGACTTCTGGACAAGGATACGCAGGAGGTAACGGCTATTCTGCACCTGCAGCTAACGCTGGAGGCGGTGGAGGAGGAACTGGACAAATCGGTGAAACTGCTGACAATTCATCAGACCCAGGCAATGGTGGTAACGGATTATCAGTATCAATTACAGGTTCTGCCGTAAACTATGGTGGAGGTGGAGCAGGTTCTACTCAAGGTGGTTCAAACGGAACTGCTGGTTCTGGCGGTGGTGGTGCTGTAAGAGCAAATGGTTCTGCTAATACAGGTGGTGGAGGTGGTTCTGGTCGTGATTCAACGCCTGGAAGTGGTGGTTCAGGTGTCGTATTCCTTCGTATGCCAACAGCAAGTTATTCAGGAACTACAACAGGTTCACCTACAGTAACCACAAGTGGTTCTGATACAATATTAAAATTCACAAGTTCAGGTTCTTATACAGCTTAAAAGGAAATATATATGGCACATTATGCAAAAGTAACAGACGGTATCGTAACAAAAGTTATAGTCGCAGAAGCAGACTTCTTTGACAACTTTGTAGATGATTCAGCAGGTCAATGGATACAAACATCTTATAACACACATGGTAATGTTCATGCTCTAGGTGGCACACCATTAAGAAAAAATTATGCAGGTGTAGGTTTTACCTATGATGCAAATAAAGATGCGTTTATTCCACCACAACCATTTAACTCATGGACATTAAATAATGATACTTGCTTATGGGAAGCACCATTAACATACCCAACAGATGGTAACTTATATCAATGGGACGAAGATGCTTATCAAGCAGACAATACAACAGGTTGGGTTGAGGTAACTGAATAATGGCAACTACTATTAATGGTGATACAGGTATAGATAAATTACAGGACGGAACTACTGTTTCTGGTACTGGTGGTTTTAGTATCCCATCTGGTACAACTGCTCAACGACCAGCAAGTCCATCTGTAGGTGTATTACGATATAACACGACAGAATCTAGCTATGAAACTTATGATGGTTCTCAATGGGTTCAGGTTTCTACTGCAACTTATCCATATGCTGTTGACTTTTTAGTATTAGCAGGTGGAGGTGCTTCAGGAAGAACAGACTATTATGGTGGAGGTGGCGGTGCAGGAGGGCTACGCACATCTTATGGCTCAACATCTGGTGGCGGTGCATCTAATGAATCTCAAATTTCTTTAACAATTGGTGCTACATACACTATCACAGTCGGTGCAGGTGGAGCAGGTACTGGCTCTGGAGCAGGTAGTGATGGTAGCGATTCATCTATTGCAGGTTCAGGTATTACAACAGTAACATCTCTTGGAGGTGGTAAAGGTGCATATGCAACTACATACGCAGGTAATGGTGGCTGTGGCGGTGGAGGATCAGGTGATAGAACTGATGAAAGATTTGGTGGCTCTGGAACTGCTGGTCAAGGTTATGATGGTGGTGATGGTGATGCAACTGGTTATGGTTCTGCATATGCAGGTGGTGGTGGAGGTGGAACAGCATCTGTTGGTGAAACTACTGTAACAGCATCAGGAACAGGTGGTGATGGTGGTAATGCTACATCTGTATCAATTACAGGCTCTGCAGCTTACTATGGAGCAGGTGGAGGTGCGGCTGGCGGTTATTACGGAACAGGAATAGAAGGAACAGGTGGAACAGGTTGGACAGGTAATGATAATTCTGGTGACGGAGGTTCAGCAGGTGATGCACACCCAGCAGGAAGTTCAGGCGTAGTTATATTAAGAGTTCCTACTGCTAAATACTCTGGCACAACTACAGGAAGTCCAACAGTTACTACAGACGGAACAGACACAATACTTAAATTTACAGCTTCAGGAAGCTATACAGCATAATGTTTGGAATAAGTGCATTTTCTCAAGTCCCTTTTTCATCTCTTGGTGTTATTATCAAGACAGGTGCAGGTGACATTACATCTAATGCAAGTGTAACTGCTAACGCATATAGAATACAACACGCAGTTGGTGCAATAACTGGTGATGCAACAGTTACTACAGCAGTCACATTTATTGGTAATGGTATTGGTAGTATTGATGCAAATGCAACAGTTACAATAGATGCGACAAGAATAGCAACATCATTAGCTAGTATATCTGCTACAGCAGAAACATCTGTTGGTTATTTAAGAATAAGAAATGCTAGTGGTGCTATTACTGGATACGCATTATTTGATGCAGAAGGATATTCATTAGCAGTTGCAACAGGTGCTATATTTAGTGATGTATCAGTTACTGCTGATGCAGTTAGATTAAGAACATCATCTGGTGATATATCAGCTACTGCAACATCTACAGCATTAGGTGGTGTTGAGTATGATGGTGAAGGAACAATAAATGCAACAGCATTAGCAACTTGTTTAGGTGGTTTAACTAAATTTGGTGATGCAATCGTTAATGCTAATGGCACTGTAGTAGCAGTTGGATATATATTAGGTGAAGAATGGACAGATAGTGCAGTTGGATCAGAAACATGGACTGCATCATCTACTGGAAGTGAAACATGGGTGGAAGATACACCTGAATCAAATACATGGTTACGACAAGGATAAAACATGGCAAAAACAAAAATATCTCAATATGATTCAACCGCAGCTAACAATACCGATATAGATGGTATTAATATTGCTGAATCATGCCCACCTTCTGGAATTAACAATGCTATTCGTGAAGTTATGGCACACCTTAAAGACTTTCAGTCTGGTGTTAGTGGTGATACATTACCTATAGCTTCTGGTGGAACAGGAACATCAACAGCATCTGGTGCTAGAACAAGTTTAGGTTTAGGTGCTTTAGCAGTTAAAGATACTATTGCAACTACTGATATAGATGCAGATGCAGTCACTAATGCAAAAATTGCAGATGATTCTATCGATTCAGAACACTATGTAGATGGCTCTATAGATACTGCACATATTGCTGACGATCAAATAACAAGTGCTAAAATTGCAGACAATGCAGTTGGTGCAGATGCACTCAATGTTAGTGGTAACGGAACTTCTGGACAAGCATTATTATCTGATGGTGATGGCACATTTAGTTGGGGAACAGCAGGTGGCATTACAGAAACAACAGGTTCTGCACCATATTATGGAACAAGAGCATTTGCTAACTTTGATGGAACATTAACAGGAACAATTACACCTCGTGCATCAGGCAATATTGCAAGTATTGTTAGAAACTCAACAGGTGTATATACAGTAACATTTACTACTGCTATGCCTGATGCAAACTACTGTATTATTGGAACTTGTGGTGAAAACCCTGTTAATAACGGAACTGTATATTTAAATGCTATATTTATTGCAGCAGGTGGTCATGGTATCACACCAACAAAAACAGCTAGTTCATTTAATTTCCAAACTATATTTGCTGACGGAGGTAGTGGCTTCGGTTATTTAACTGACTATGATGAAGTTTCATTCACAATTATAAGGTAAATTATGGCAACTAGAATACAATTTGAAGAATGGTTGCCTGACCAACCATCAGTAACATCATTGAGAGATGCAAAGAATGTATATCCTACAAGCGTAGGTTATGCACCATTTAATAATTCAGTAGACTTTTCTCAAGCCGCATCTGAAAATCTTAATTCTGTATTTGGTGCTAAATATGGTGATGAAGTAGCTATCTTTGCAGGTGGTGCAAGTAAATTGTTTAAACTTGATGCAACAGATTTATCTGTAGACGATGTATCAAAATCTGGTGGATATTCTGGTAGCACATGGAATTTTACACAATTTGGTAAAGTTGTTATTGGTGCAAACAATCAAGCTAAATTACAAAAATGGCAAATTGGTGCAGATTCTGCATTTAGTGATTTAGATACAAATGCACCTATTGCTAAATATGTGACAGTAGTTCGTGACTTTGTAGTGACTGCTAACTTAAATGCAGGTGTAGATACAAACAAAGTTCAATGGTCAGATATTAACGATGAAACCACATGGACAAGTGGCACAACATCACAATCAGATTATCAGATTATTCCTGACGGTGGTGACATTACTGGTTTAACTGGTGGCGAAATAGGTTTAATCTTTTTAGAAAAATCTATTGTTCGTATGTCTTATGTTGGATCACCATTATTTTTTCAGTTTGACACAATTTCAAGAGGACTAGGCTGTTTAGAAGGTAATTCTATAGCACAGTATGGTGCTACATCATTCTTTTTATCTGCTGACGGTTTCTATAAATGTGATGGTCAGACAGTAACAGGGATTGGCACAGAAAAAGTAGATAGATATTTTTTTGATGATGTTGATTTAACATCATTAGGAACTATGTCTGCTGCGGCTGATCCTATTAAAAAATTAGTAGTATGGAACTATAAAAATGTTGACGGTGGTCGTAGTATTCTGATATACAACTGGCAACTAAACAAATGGTCAAGAGTGACTACTGACTCTACAGGAGTAGGAACTATATCTACAACTGGTTATACATTAGAAGCATTAGAAACTGTATTAGGATATACAAGCATTGATACATTACCAGCATCACTAGATAGTCGATTGTGGGTTGGTGGTAAATTCTTATTTGCAGGATTTCAAGATACTAAAATTGTTACTTTTACTGGCACAACTTACAATTCTGAAATTATCACACCAGATATAGAAGTTGGATACAACTCTGTAGCAACTTTAGTTAGACCACAAATAGATAATGGTAGTGCAACAGTTAAAGTTGCATCTAGACGAGAACTAGATGATAACATACAGTTTGGTTCATCATCTACAACATCATCAGAAGGTCGAGCAAGTGTTAGAAGTGCAGGTAGATTTCATAGGTTTTCTATAACGCCAACAGGAAACTGGACTAACGCATCTAGCATAGATGTAGATTTTAAAACTCAAGGTAATAGATAATGCAGTTTAGACGATTACAACCACAGTATGCAGATACTCGTGAAATTGCAGAGGTTACCAATCAAATATTAAATGGTAAGTTAAATTGCACAGGAACAGTTACATTAGCAACTGGCGGTGCAACTACAACTACTATTTATAATGAAAGAATTAGTGCTGATTCACAAATATTACTAGTGCCATTAAGTATTGCTAGTGCATCAACAGGGTATCAATTACCTCATGGATTATTTGAAGACGATACGAACCAATCTTTTACTGCTAACACTGCAACTGTATTAGACATTGCAGATGAAGAAAAAGCATATGGTGTGTCATTATCGAGTAATCAAATTACAGTAGATTACGCAGGTTGT